TTCTTTTGTTTTTTTCATGTTATTGATTTGCATTAATCTTATTAAATAAGTTTTGTAATGCTTCCATGTTCGTATTGCCTATAGCAATATAGTGGTTGTCTTTGCTTAGGGTTGCCGTTGCTACCTTAAAGGTGTTTAGATAGCTAGTAATTTTAAATGTGTATTTTTTCATGTCTTTTATATTTTAAATGTCTTTTATAATTAAAATATGTTCAATAGTCCTATAATAAGATAAATTGCTACCAATGACACGGTTATTTGAAAAAGTAAAGACTCAGAAAAGGGTGTTTTTGGCTTTTCATTGTCGTGCCTTAGTGTTTTATGTGGTTGATATTTCATGATATGTTATGTTATTTTTTTTTAATGATGTCAATAGCGTGGCTATAAACAAGGGTATTTTTCTAGTTGCTTTTTTTTTATGTATTTTATAATATCCTTGTAATACTATTGTAATCGCTTTTTCAACTGGTGTCAAATGGTATTGTAATAACATGTGTGGATAACTTTTTTTTTAAATAGTTTTGGATAGATATTATAAAATTAGGGTTAGTGTAACTGGGGCTAAAGATATGGGTTGTTTCTAATTTATGACTATTGACTTTTTTTATATATATATTGATATAGTACCATAAAGAATTATTTTTCTATATTTTATCTTTTAAAAAGAACCTTATTTTATGGTACTATTTTTATATATATAGGAAATGCAGATCAGTCCTAAAATACCCTTATTTTACGTAGTTAAGCCGTATTTTTGCCCTTGGTGGTAACATTTTTTCTGTTTTCAGGTTTTTGACAGAATACCCATAATCTGTTCTAATATATAACCATTTTTTGGTACGTTCTATGGTTACAAAACAAGAAACTTGACACGTCAATAGCAGAAAATACCCTTATTTATAGCCTTATTCAATGTCGCACAATCTATCTTTTGCGACACGTGGCTAACAATAAGGCTCAAAACCCTGCTTTTTTGTCATTTTTTACCTATTTTCACGGCAAAACCCCCTCACTCATAAAAAGGTATCGCGCGCTAGTGGCTCATGGTTTGGCATAGGTGTCAAATCATAGGGGGATAGGGGCGTGGGGGTGGGGTACAACCCGAAAAAAGGTGGTCATTAAAATATATATGTGAAAGGACACGTATACCAAATTCGCTTTTGGTGTTATAATATTCACCATATGGATAAATACCTTAAATATCTAGCCTGGCTCTCCAAAGACTTGTCCGAAGCCCCAAGCGACCCGCAGTCCATCCCAGAGTTTATGGCTCGCTATGACATAACTCTTGAGGAAATCAAGGAGTTCCACACGTCCCCATCTTTTGAGGATGACTTTCGCAAGGCCCAAGCCTCTTGGTTGCAGTCCCAGGTCCCAAATTTGCTCCATACAGCGGTTAAAGAGGCAAAGATGAGTAAATCCGTCTCTGACATCGAAAAGCTCGTCTCGTTGGCTCACAGCCTCAAGGACAAGGCCTCCAATACTAATATCCAAAATAACTTCTTTAACTTAAATGATGAAAAAATCCAAAAGATCGCTAAAAGACTCTCAAGTGCTTCAAACTAATTCATCTACTCGAAGAGTAGTGAATAAGAAGAAAGCCCTAGATAAGGTCGTTTCCATCCAGGAAAAAAGAATCAACCACGATGAGCAGATGGCATTCCTACAACAAGCTGGCCGTAAGTCCTTTATGAATTTCTGTGAGATTGTGAAGGAGGGGTACAACGCCGAGTGGTTTCATGAGTTTATCGGAAACATATTGGAAAAATCCCTACACCAAATCGCTAGGGGCGAGAAGGTCCGTATCATCATGACTATCCCCCCACGTCACGGTAAGACCGAACTTGCCTCGGTGCTCTTCCCTGCTTGGGCTTTAGGCACATATCCCGATATGCCGTTCATTATCTCTTCTTACGGAGCAGAGCTATCGGAAACAAATGGATTAAAGACGAGAGATGTGATTAATAGTGATCAGTATAAGTTTATATTTCCTGATATTAAGCTGCGTACGGATCAGAAGGCGAAGGCGAAGTGGATGACCAATAAAGGAGGGAGTTATACTTCTGTTGGCATCGGAACGGCAGTGACTGGAAAAGGAGCAAAATGTATATTAATTGACGACCCTCATAAAGACCGTCAAGAGGCAGAATCGAAGGTGGTAAGAGACACGGTATGGGAATACTATCGTTCTACATTATACTCACGTCTCGAGGGGTTCGGAGGGGTGATAGTGGTGATGCAACGCTGGAGCCAGGATGATATTGTTGGCCGTTTAATGGAAGAAATGGCGAGAGGTAAAGCATCAGGACAGCCATTTGACGAGTGGACCGTGATTAACTTTCCGGCAATAGCAGATGAAGATGAATATTATGAAGGCAAATTATTAAGAAAAGCAGGAGAACCTTTGTGGCCATCTAAGTTTCCAATTCCAGTCCTAGAAAATATCAGACAAACATCAGGATTATATAACTGGGCATCTCAATATCAACAAGATCCAATATTACAGGAGGCACAAGATTTTAAAATAAATATGTTCCGTTATTTTAATGAAGAGGATTTAAATGGGAAGTACCTTCGTTACTATACCCTAGTAGATCCTGCTATTTCTCAATCTTCAAACGCAGACAACACTGTTGTATTAACAGTAGCAAAAGAAGTAAACGGCCCTAATATATATCGCATTAAAGAAGATGCCGGACACTTTACTCCAGACCAAACAGTACAATTGATTATGTCCCATCAGTCGGAATATAGAAGTGAAGTTGCAATTGAGACGGTGCAATATCAACAAGCTTTGAAGTATTCCGTTATTGAGGAACAGCGTAAGCGCCAAGTTTATTTTACGGTTCATGAGCTCCGATCAAGGACAAATAAAAATGAAAGAATTAAAGGACTCGTTGCTCTTTATGAGGCGGGGGTAATTCATCATAGACACAGTGATACAGAGTATGAGAGAGAGCTTTTAGCCTGGCCCCGTGGACGTAGAGACGACCGTTGCATTTTTGGTGATGTATTAATTAAAACCTTAAGGGGGGATATTCCGATAAAGGATGTTGTTGTCGGTGATTTAGTATTAACCAGAAAGGGTTATAAACGAGTTTTGGCATCTGCAAAAACAGGACATGAGAAAGTAATTACTAGGTTTGGATTAACTGCAACCCCAAACCATTTAATACACACAGAGAGAGGTTGGATTGATTTATCGGAAGTTAAGGATGAAGATGAATTAATAATTACAAATCAATCAGAAGAAGGTGAACAGTCGTTCTTAAAAATTATTGCTAAAGATTTAATACAGCAACGATGCGAAGACAGCGAGAGAGAAGAAGACGTTTACGATCTCAAGGTCGAAGAAGCTAATGAATACTTTGCAAATGGTATACTTGTACATAACTGCGATGCCATGGCCTTCTTCTTGCTATTAGGAGTAAACACCTTCTCCGGCAACGTCAAAATATACAAACCAAAGTGGCTTTCTTATGGAAAGAAAAAATAATTTGTGTTATAATTAATGCATGTATACAAAACTAAAAACCGATAATCAAGGTAAGATTACCGAGACAGTTTCATCCTTCAATCCAAGTGATGCGGAGCGAGAAGCAACATCTTTATCTCTTAAGGATTTTCAATTTGCGTGGACAGAGCAAGAGCGTGGAAGACGTGAGTTTAATGACAGAACCCTGACCCAAGAGGCGGATGCCAACCAGATGGCATTCAACTCATATGTTCCACCAAAGAGTGAAGACCCAGATGAGTCATGGCGTGCACAAACAGTTAGACCAGTTACTCGAAATAAATTAATATCTATTGCGGCACACGTTACTGCAAATGTTTTATATCCAAGAATCACTGCACAGAATAGTGAGGATGATGACGACCAGTTGGTGGGAGAAGTTATGGAGGACCTTGTGGAATGGAATATTGAAAATTCAGAATATAAGAAGTCATTTCTTACTGCAGTTATTTCAGCGCTCGTTGATCCAGCTGTTATCCTTGAGGTAAAGCTAACAGAGACATATCGTGAGGTAAAAGAAATTCAAGCAGACGGTACTTGGAAAAAGAAAAAGATTCTTGATGAGATTCTTTCAGGATTTCAATTTGATGTTGTGAGTGTAAAAGAAATTCTTATCTCAAATATCTACGAGCCAGATATTCAAAAGCAAAGATTCGTTATTAGAAATAGATACGTTGACTACGAGGAGGTGAAGGTTGTTTATGGTGATAGAGCAAATTTTAAATATGTACAACCAGGAGTTAGATGTGTTTTTGATTCAGGTACACGTGCGTTTTATGATGTACACGATGAGTTATTAAAGGGATACTTGGTGAACGAAACAACTTATTACAACAGATACCTAGACCTAGAGTTAGTTTATCTTAATGGTATTTTGGTGTCGGACCCAGAGCAACCAATGAAGCGCAAGGACAAACTATATCCTTTTGCGAAGGGTGGTTATGAGCCATTGAACAATGGTAAATATTTCTACTACAAGAGTGCTGCAAATAAGTTAGGAAGTGATCAGCAAATTGTCGATACACTTTACAATATGATTCTTGACGGAACATTCTTGTCATTAATGCCTCCAACTGCACTTTATGGAAGTGAAGAAGTAAGTACAAATGTATTCGTGCCAGGCTCTGTTACAGCGTTCCGTGACCCTACAACAAAACTCGAGGCGTTCGGTCCTCGTGCTGATATTCGTGCGGGAATGGAGTCAATCCAAATGGTGGAGAGATCAATGTCAGAGAGTTCACAGGACAACCTAAGAGGAGGAACATCTGGTGGTGGTGAACGAACAGCACGTGAGGTAGTACTCATGGAGAAGAATGCACAAATCGCACTTGGTCTTTTTGGAAAGATGGTTGCGTTTCTTGTGGAAGATGTCGGAAGATTAATGATAGGTGATATAATCCAACACATGACAGTTGCGCAGGTATCAGAAATTACGGGAGAATCAAAGTACAGAAAGTTTACTATTCACGATAAGATGATGGAGGGTAGAAAAGTAAACAAGAAGATTGAACTCGTTGACCCTGCAAAGATGCCAGAGATGGAAGGCGAGGATGACTACATGGAAGAGAGTTATAAACTTATGGGAGAAGAAGGAGGACCAGAGTCTAAGACAAAAATCTATAAGGTAAACCCATCACTGATTAGAGACTACAGGTATAAGGTGCGAGTTAATGCAGACGACCTAACTCCAAAGAGTAAGGCGCTTGATAAGGCATTGAACCTTGAGCTTTACGATAGAGCGATTCAAAACCCAACTCTTGATCAGGAGGCAATTACACGTGATTTCCTTGTTGGAGTATACAAGCCAGGAGATACTGACAAGTACATGAAGAAAGCCGCTCCTATGTCACCACAGAGCCCTACAGGACCTGTGGCAGACGGAGGTGCTAATCCTCTAACGAATGGAGGAATACAGCAAAAAGGCGTTAGCACGAGTATGTTATCGCAAATTACAGGGTCAAATAGTTTAGGAGCATCGATGTCAGCATCAGAATAATATGAAGATAAAAAAGAGATTATTTCACTATTTCGCTAAACACCTCTTTCGGTTAATTACCGAAGATGAGTATTTAGTGATGGACCCCAAAACTAAAACATTAAGCATCGGAAAGCACATGTTAAATGTCGAAGAGACAAAAGCGATTGTTAAATCAGCACGAGACCTCGTGAACAATGATGCATATGTTCTGGTGATGAGGGAAATGTTTTCTTTAGCGGAGAAGAAAATATATTTTGAATCAAGGACAGAGGATGATCTTGTTTTCACAAAGGCAACAATGTGGACAATCGAGCAAATAAAGAACAAGGTAGAAAATATGTCACGCTTAATATAGCTTGACTTATGAAAGTATGTTATAATATTAGTAACAACTGAATACTCCCACCCCTCAGGTTGCTGATACGAGCACCAATGCTGTGGTATGGGAGTGTCATAGTATAGGTTCTCTTATCAACAACCTGAGTAGTGGGTTGTTTTTAGTAAGGTTGCGTGCACCTCAGCACGTTTAAAAGGTAGCTTACACCTCAAGTAAGTATATAAATAATATGAATGATGATCAAAACAACGTGCCAGCATCAGGTACAAACGAAGTAGATACTGTTAAGGCGGAACTTGAGGCTTTAAAAGCCGATAAAGCAAAGGTTGATAATGAACTTTCACAAGCTCAACATACAATCGTAACTTTGAAGAAAGCACCTAAAACAGAGACTGCTACTGCTCAGATAAATATAGAAGATATACAAGAGCAGGCTCTTGAATTGGCAAAGGTAGAAATCGAAAAGCATAAGCTAGAGATTTCTTCTGAAAATTTTAATGACGTACTTTCACAATTAGTAACCGATCCAGCAGAGCGAGAAGCTGTTAAAGGAATCTATGAAAATAGAATTACCAAAACAGGTTTCACTCGTTCTGCAATCCTTGCTGATCTTCAAGATGCTATGGCCCTGGCGAATAAACCAAAGGCTGATAAGACTCTTGAGGAAATGCGTGCAGCGGCTGTATCGAAAGGTACACAATCTGCATCTACAGGAACAAGCCAACAGGTTGAAGTTAAAACTGAAAACCTGTCCGATGCTGAAAAAGCATGGGTAGATAAAATGGTAAGTGGATTTGGTTATAAGCGTGAAGATGTAATAAAACAATTGTTGTCCAATAGAAAGAGTTAATTATTCAGTTTAACTTTTAATTATTATGTCTTTTAATGATATTAGAATCAAGGATGTTGCAGGATACAATGTTATCCCAACAAGACGTTTTCTTACAGAGGCAAACACAACCGTGTTGCTTACTGGAGAAATTTGTAAGTTTAAGGCTTTAGGATCAAAGTATGTTATTCCATTAGCAGATGCTGATGGAGCAATCGGTACTATGGTTCCTATAGTTGGTGTTGTTGCATCGAGTTCAACTCAAACAGCAGCAGCAGATGGGTATGTGGATGTTTACATTCCACTTCCAGGTGTAGTTTAT